CAACTCAGATCGAAGGTCTGACAACCATCAATGATAACCTTGATCTTAATGGTAATGGTGATGTATCTGGCACTCTGAATGTTGCTAATATTGTCTATGCTGATAGCACTGATGGTGCTAACCTTGGTAATAATTTCGCTGCTGATGGTGCTCTAAGAGTTGCAGGTGGTGCAACAGTTGCACAAAACCTTGGGGTTGGTGGAAATCTTCAGGTCTATGGTGACCTTGAGATTGATGGTAATCAGGTCAGTAAAGGTAACCAAGAATTCCGTGGTCGTGTTGAATTCTCCAAGTCTGATAATCCTAACAGTCTGACTGCTAATGCAGCAATTATGGTCACCGCTGGTGGTGTCACTGTTGCTGAGGATATGTTTGTTGGATCTGACCTCTTCCTTGGTCCTAACAACGGCACAACCATTACACTTAATGGTGCTACAGGTAATGCTTCTATTGGTGGCACACTCGGTATCACAGGCACAACAACTGCTGCTGTAATTAACGCTTCGTCGGTCAATACATCTGCATCTGTTGGTATCGGTGGATCGCTGCTGATTAACACTGATAAGTTTACTGTCCAAGGTAGCACAGGTAATACAGACATCGCTGGCACACTTGATGTTGATGGTGCAACAGTTATTGATGACACCCTGAATGTTACTCAGGCAGTTGACTTTGATAGCACACTTAATGTTGATGGTGAGTCTACCTTCAACGCTGCTATTACACAAAACAGCACTTCACTGTTTAAGGATAATTTCGTCCTTCGCGGTGCATCTAAGACACTTAAGTTACAAAACGGTAGTGGCACTGACAAGATTACTCTTGCTTCTACAACTGGTAATATTACTGCCGCTGGTCTCACAACCACTAACACCTTTGAGTCTGTTTCTAACGCTACCATCGGTGGCACATTGGGTGTTACTGGACAAATCACTGGTAACATCACTGGTGATCTTACAGGTACTGCTGATAAGGCAGATCTGGTTGAAATCACTGAGACTGCTTCTTCTAACCTTACTTACTTCATTCCATTCGTTTCTACGAATACTGGATACACTGAAGTCCGCACAGACTCTAGCAACCTTAGCTACAACCCATCAACTAACAGACTGACTGTTAATAACTTCAGATCAACAACTGACTTTGAAGTCCAAGGTAACTTGACTATTACAGGTAATATCTTGTATGGTCAGTCACAGGTTGGTAGTATTGCTAACCATGACACTGACGCTCTGTCAGAAGGCACCTCTAATCTCTACTTCACTGATGAGAGAGTTGATGATCGTGTTGCTGGTTTGATCAACGCTGGCACTGGCATCTCTGCTACTTATGATGATGCAGGCAATATGCTTACATTGTCTGCCGTCCAAGCAGATCTGAATACTGATAATATTACTGAAGGTAGCACAGCACTGTTTACTACTGCTGCACGCACTCGCTCCCACTTCACATACGGCGTGGGTATTGAGTTGTCTGGTGCTGGTGAGTTGAGTGTCACTCAAGCAGATATCAATACTGATAACGTCACGGAGGGATCAACAAATGTCTTCTTTACGAACGCTCGCGCTAGGGGTGCATTTAGCGTTGGTGGCGATCTCGGTTACAACGCTTCTACTGGCGAATTCTCATTCACTGAGCGCACAGATGCTGAGGTAAATGCACTTGCTGATACTCGTATCGCACTGAATGTTGGCACAAACCTTGACCTGAGCAATCAGGACACTGGTGATCTGGCAGAGGGCACTAACCTCTACTACACCAACGCTCGTGCTGATGCTCGCATTGCACTTCAAGTTGGTGCAAACCTTGATATTAGCAACCAGTCCACAAGCGACCTGTCTGAAGGCACTAACCTTTACTACACACAAGCTCGTGCTGATGCAAGAGTTGATGCAGGATTTGCTGCTAAGGACACTGGTGACCTTGCAGAAGGCACTAACCTTTACTACACAGACGCACGCGCTGATGCTCGTGTCGCCGCTGCTGCTAGTAACTATGCTACTGCTGCACAAGGCACGCTGGCAGATTCCGCTACACAACCAGGAGATCTGGCAACTGTAGCAACCAGCGGATCTTACAATGATCTGTCTAACTTGCCTACGCTCTTCTCTGGTGCATATGCTGATCTAACTGGCAAACCTACATTATTCTCTGGTGATTATGATGACCTAACCAACAAACCTACGTTGGGCACTGCTGCTGCAACCGCAGCAACTGCATATGCAACTGCTGCACAGGGATCTAAAGCAGACGCTAACGATACTGACATAGATGACATCTATACTCAGTTGGTTGCGATTGGTAATGACACTAACATCTCAACAGTCGCACAACTCAAGACTGCACTACTCGCACTCGCTAGAAGTTAATTAAATGGCTAAACCTACCTCCAAAGCAGAATTAAAGGAGTACTGCCTCCGTAGACTGGGTAAACCAGTCTTGGAGGTTAATGTCTCTGATGATCAGATAGACGACGCTATCGATTATTCTCTGCAAAAATTCCAACAATTCCACTATGATGGATGTGAGAGAGTTTATCTGAAACACCAGATTACTCAGGATGTTATTGATCGTGCAAAAGCACACACCACTCATACCTCTTCTGCAGGTAATGATAGTTGGAAAGAGGGCACTGGTTATATTGAGATCCCAGAGCATATTTTGGCAGTAGAAGGACTCTTCTCTTTTACTGATAAAGGGACGGCAAATATATTTGATATTCGTTATCAGATGAGACTGAATGATTTGTATGATTTTACATCTACTCAGTTTTATCACTACTACATGATCCAACAGCATTTGGAAACTATTGATTTCCTATTGGAAGGTTTGAAACCAGTCCGTTATCATGCTGTGCAAGATCGTTTGTATATTGATTTCGACTGGGCAGCAGATGCGTTGCTTGATAACTTCATTGTTATTAAGGCATATCGTGCTCTGCAACCTACTACATGGACAGAAATTTATGACCAGATGTGGGTGAAGGATTATACTACTGCTAAAATTAAAAAGCAGTGGGGTCAAAATCTTACCAAATTCCAGAATGTGCAAATGCCAGGCGGAGTTACACTTAACGGTGAGATGATTTATAACGATGCTGTTGAGGAATTAAAAATCCTTGACGAGCAACTTCGCTCACAATGGGAATTACCACCTCTAGACATGATTGGCTGATATGGCAACTAACTCCTACTTCACACAAGGCACCACTGGTGAGCAAGATCTTGTAGAAGATCTAGTCATCGAGCAGATCAAGATGTTTGGGAAGGATGTGTATTACATCCCTCGCACACTTGTGAATGAGGATACTGTTTTTGGAGAGGATAGTCTATCTGCCTTCAATGGTGCACATTTAATTGAAGCATACATTGAAGATGCATCAGGTTTCCGTGGTGACGGAGACATGTTTTCAAAGTTTGGTATTAGAATCTCTGATCAAGTTACGTTTATCATCTCGCGTAAAAGATTTACCGAGGCAGTCGATGATAACGCCACCTTAATCGTGGAGGGCAGACCCAATGAAGGCGATCTCATTCATTTCCCCCTCGCTAACAAAACATTTGAAATCCAATTCGTGGAGCACGAAGTGCCATTCTACCAGTTGGGCAAGATTCATGTATGGGGTTTACGTTGTGAGCTGTTTGAGTACAGCAATGAAGACTTCAACACGGGCGTTGCGGAAGTCGATGCAGTGGAAGTTAACTTTGCAAATGCAATCACAGTCACCGTCGCTTCGGGTGGGACAGGAGACTTTACCGTTGGTGAGACTGTTACGGGAGGTACCACAAACGTAACTGCAGATGTGAAGTCTTGGGATTCCTCTACTGGTAAGTTGATTGTTATCAATCGCTCTGGTAGATTTACAATCCCTGAAACCCTAACAGGTAACACGTCTTCAGCGTCTTGGACTACCGCGTCTTACAACACGCTAAATAATGTTAATGATGATACTGACCTTAATTTCACTATTGAGACTCAGGCAGATAACATCATCGACTTCACTCAGACGAATCCGTTTGGTGAATTTGGCAATCAAGGAAGTAGTATCTGATGTTAGGCACTTATTCATATCACGAGATTATTAAGAAGACGGTTGTTGCATTCGGCACCCTCTTCAATAATATCGAGCTGAGACGCACTAGCGGATCTAAAACTGAGGTTATGAAAGTGCCTCTTGCATATGGTCCCAGACAGAAGTTTCTAGCACGTCTCAGAGGCGTTGGAGACTTGTCTACTAAGGATCAGGTGCAGATCACCCTTCCACGTCTTTATTTTGAAATCAATAGTATTTCTTACGATGCAACTCGCAAAGTAAGTCCTACTCAGATTGTCAGAAATACAAAGGCAGATGGAAAGGAGATGAAGAGTTTCATGCCTATTCCTTATAACATTGGATTTGAATTAGGTATTCTATCAAAAAATCAAGATGATGCCCTGCAGATTCTTGAGCAGATCCTACCATTCTTCCAACCTTCTTTTAACATCACAATGAATCTGGTCCCAGATTTGGATGCTAAGAAAGATTATCCTGTGACTTTGCAGTCTATTGATTATCAGGATGAGTATGAAGGAGACTATGATACACGTCGCACATTGATCTATACTTTACAGTTTGTCGCAAAAACATATCTGTATGGTCCTGTTACAGATGTCAGTGGCGAGGTTATCAAGAAGGTCCAACTTGACTACAGTGCAGAAGCTGTTAGGACCGCACCTCGTGAAGTTCGTTATACCGTCACCCCCGATCCGATTACAGCGGATCCCGATGACAATTTCGGATTCAACGAGTTTACATCTACATTTGTAGATTCTAAAGATTGGAATCCAGTGACGGGGCAAGATGAATAACTACGATGGGATTGAGGATGCATTGCAGGTGGAGACGGATATCGTCCCTACCAACAAAGCTATTGAGAAGAGTGACGTGGTGGAGATACCAACTGCGACGAAGGATCAACTCAAAAAAGATTATGAATACACCAGAGGGCACCTTTATTCGCTTATTGAAAAAGGTCAAGAAGCGGTTGATGGGATCCTAGAGTTAGCTCAAGAATCTGAGCAACCAAGAGCATTCGAGGTTGCTGGACAACTAATCAAACATGTGGGAGACGTTGCTGACAAACTTGTAGATCTTCAAAAGAAGGTCAATGAGATTGAGAATCCCAAAAAAGGCAAAGAAGTTAATACTACCAACAACACCATGTTTGTCGGTAGCACTGCAGACCTTGCTAAATTCCTTAAGCAGCAAAAAGAATAAATAGCATAGTAGGAGTAAGTATTAACAATGTCAGTATTAAATGTTCTTGACACCCAAACAATTAGCGGCAGTGGCACTGGCTACATCGTCGTAAAGAGTGGTGTCGTTCGTGCTTATGCAGCCTCTGCATCTTCGATTCAATTTGATGCTGGTCCTGCTATCACGTTGGCTGCTGGTGAAGCAATTCTTCTTTCTGTAGGAAAGTCAAAGAGTAGCACTATTTCTGCTGCAACAGATGCAGCGACAATGGTAGTTACTGTTGACGGCGGTGGCACACCTGCCCATCGTTTCGTGGTCGGAGATTACATTGCTACATCTGCAAATGGTGATACTGCTTTTACTTCTGATTTTGTATCTGCTGCTGGCGGCGGGAAGAAGGTAACTGCTGTTACTAACACCACCATCACAACAGACTACGATAGTAGCGCTGCATCGGGGGATTATGGATTATCATCTGCCAAAACTGCCGCTGGGACTATTCCAGTTATTCAAAGAGCAGTCAAACTCACCGCTGGATCTGCTGACGTTGTTGTCGAGCAAGTCCAAGTCGTCGGAGGATAAAGAATGCCCGCCGTCTCCAGAAAACAACAAAGATTCTTCGGGATGGTTAGAGCGGCTCAGAAGGGGGAATTGGGGCAAGCGTCGCCTGAGGTTTCCAGAGTTGCTGCCGACATAAGTAAGAAAGACGCAAAGGATTTTGCATCCACTAAACACAAAGGTCTGCCTGAGAAAAAAATGAAAAAGGAAGATTACAAGTATCCTCTATACGCACCATACACTAAGGTGGATGAGTTTCATGCCAACAAAAAACCGTTGGATGAAGAAGGATATGATCATATGCGTGATCGCAAACTTGAGAAGTATGGCTCAGGTTACAGATCTGCAGGCAGTAGCCGCAGTGTTGCAAGGTCTGGTGGGACGCAACCCAAACCCATGCCTAAGAAGAAGGATGGTCCTTCTGCTCTGGACTATGTGAAGAAGTCCATCGAAGCAAAGTATGGCAAGGGTGCCATCATGGATACTTCTAAGAAGAA